AAAAAAAAAAAAAAAAAAAAAAAAAAAAAAAAAAAAAAAATTATAATAAATATTGCAGCAATTTGAGTCTCGTTAATATTGTAACGAATCTGAGTCTCGAAATATTGTGACAATTTGAGTCTCCAAACCCATATCTTGTTGGTCCGAAGCAAGTACAGTCGACCGACAATTCAGCATTTGTTTTGACCTTAATACGCTCGGAAACGCAGTTTTCGGGCTGACAAATACTCCAAAATCTCATAAGAATAAGCCAATATTTGACTTATTTTTATTGGGATTTCTTTGATTTTCACGTCGAAAATGGTGAAATTCTAACGAATTTTCACTCATTTCCTCCTAATAATCTACAAAATTTATGAGTTTCCGAGGTACTTGAAGAAGGTATGATTTCCCACTTTTCCGAGTCTTTTCACATTTCCGAACTGGCATCTTTCGCCAATCGAGCAGAAGTGTGTGGCCTGAGTTTTGGACTTAGGTTCCATTAACAACATGGTAAATGCGACATTCAATGTGTCCATTACTTGTTGCTCTTCGGTCTTCATATTAATTCGCGCAATGTTCTTAAAGTTGGCATTGCGTTTCTTCTTGTCTCGTGTCCATGCAAACTGATTGCGTTGATAGACAACATCACAAACGGTTGTAGCGAATGGCTTTCCATACTGAGTACGATTACGAACGACATTAGCTACAAGAATCTTGCCACGTTTGCTCTCTCCACGAGCTTCATACCATACTACTTTGGCATAACAGTCTAGCTCTTTCCGTTGTGAAGAAGATAGTTTGAGACTTCCATTTAAATAAGATTGACTTGCAAATGTAATTAACGGGTTGTCGTAAGCCCCAACAGAAGCTGGGGCCTGATACGAAACAAATGCCGTAAGAACAAATGCGAGTGCCTTGATAGATATCACTCAGCATCCTTTTCATTTGGCTTTCTTAAACCATGTCAGCGGATTAAGTTGTTTAATGGCTGCAACGAATGAATCGCGAACAGTTGTGATAATGAGGTTAGCACCTACCACACCAATGCCCATTGCAAGAATGAGCTGGTATGTCACGTTGTTGTTGAATGCATCGAAACTGCCTGCTACCTGAAAAAGCAAACACGCCAATCAAGCTACATAATGCAGCATCCAGAATTGCTTTAGCAAGTCCTTCGCTTTCATACGCACCACGAATCAAGGCCGTCAAACCAGCAAGTAATCCATGAGCTACACCATATTGGTGCATGGCGTCCCAAATCATTTGGAGCGTTTGTCTTTCCATCTTTCTTTCCATTATTGGAGTTCCGGCCAGTTCCCATCGAAATTGGTCAGGTCAAGACGACGAAGTTTGATGCGGAGTTGAACGAGCTTTTCCAACTCTTCTTTCTCAGCATCAGTGATGTCACCATCATCGGCAGCTTCTTTCAGTGAAGTAATGCGGCTCGATACTTTAGAGAGTCGAGTTTCATGCTCCACTGTGTCCAACATTTGGAGGTGAGCAGTATTTGGAACAATGTTCCCATCCACCAACTTCCAACGTTTGGAGAAATGCCACCGGTCGCCTTCGAAGAATTCTGGAGGGAATTTCTTCTCGGCAACAAATGCAACATGGAGATTATGTGGTACAATTCGAGTAATGTCTCGATTATACTGAATGATAACTCCATCATCGTCGTGCGCAACTATGATGCCTGTGAGGCCTTTACGGCCTTCAGACCAAGCATACCAGTCTACATTGTCTTCATTGCGATAATGGAAGGCGTTTTCCATATTTCGGGTGAGTCCCCAATAGTAAAGGGAATTCTTAATGCCAAAAGGAAGTTTTTCTTTCTCTTCCTCAGGCAAATCCAGAAGACTGTAGTCTGGCCTGTATTCTGTAAACTTCGGCATTATACCCTACCTACTGTAATCCAAGTACCATTACGGTTCATCTGCAAGTTGGTATACTTAACAGATGTATAGTTAGTCTTCTGCTGAACTGCATAGACTGTGCTTGGGCTTGGAGCTTCTGCATATGCGTTATCGTTGTTACCGTTGTCAGCAATACCAGAACCAGCATAACGAACATCCTGAAGGAAGTAAGTAGCAGTCCAGTCTTGACGAGCAAGCATTACAACTTCGTTTGTACTCCTTTGGCGCATGTAAGGGAACTGAGTGTTACCACCTGAGAAGCCTGCAACAGAGCAAAAATCTTGAGCAATTAAGTTATTGCTAAGGTAGCTTTTAAGGTCGCCAACATTACCTCCAGAACCCCAAGCAGTTCCGCCAATGTTTCCATCACCACCAAATGTTGCAGTACCAGCCTTAACACCACCAGGTGTACTAAACACACCATTGTTTGGGTCGAAGGTCCACAAACCTTGAGTACCTGCATCACCAATTATATGGATACATGCTTGTGCAAATTGGTTACTTCCAGGCATTAATGTGCCTAAAGATATTGAGGTTGTCCAACCTGCATTAGCCCGAGTGGTCTTTTGCTTAATGGTTGGAATGTATGTACCGCCAGAACCAACAGCCAATGTAATGTTGTCTTGGTTGAACATTGCGCCGCTGTTTAACTGGTTACCAAAACCTCCAGTACCAGCAGGTAAGTTTGAATCGTTGAATGAGGAAGAGTTGGTGAAGTAGTTGGATTTTATAAATCCAGACCTGCCAGCCATATCAATGCCGTGACTATTGGTGATAACACCAGTATCGAGAGCAAGTGTAAATGGACGAAGGCTACCAATATTTCCGTTTTGCCCATTATTCGCATCGGTTGGAATAATGTGTAGAGAGTTTTCAGAGCGTCTGAAGATTGCACCATATGCGGCATCAAAGATTCGAAGTGCGTTTGCAGCACTACCTACCCCAATCTTCAATTCGCCAGACATCGTATCACCTGTTCGTTGAACAGCTCTTACAATACGAGTATCATCGCCAGCAGCTACAGTGCCAGCAGTTGTTCCGGTTGATTTGAAAGCAGCATCCTTCAATGCTGCCACCAAACCACCGAATGACCAACCCTTAGCCATCAGTGAATTCCTTATAAGGTTGAGATTTGTTTATCTGTAAGAGCTTCAGCCCAAATGCGGAAGTTACGTACTAGCCACAAACGAGTAAGTGCTACAGACTTGCCATTGCACACAGCAATGACAGAACCACCAGTTTCAATGCTCGTTACAGCAGCTGTAACAACTTTAACACCATTTACAAACAATGCAATCTCAGTGTTTGTCAGCCTTGCAACTATACGGTACCAAGTGTTAATTGGGCCAGTAAGTTGGTATGAAGCACCTTTATAGGTATCGCCATTTCCAGACTCTGCAAATATTCTAGATGCACCTGTCAAAGTAATTCGGCCAGATGTCATACCGATAGTAAATGCAGGTAAGGTATCAGACGGATTCCTGTTTGATTTAGATAACACATCAACACAAACTGTTACTGGAGTTGTACCAAGTGGAATCAGAGAAGCCACAGCACCAGCATCATTGAATGATGAACCACTGGCATCTGCACCAGGGTTGAGGAAGTTCCAGCACCCATACTGAGCATCGAAGTCAGGGAATGGGAAGTCCACATTAAGACGTCCAACTTGAACTCCAAAGTCACCAATAAGATTCTGACGCCAGATTTCACGAGGAACGGCATAATCAGGTTCATTGGCTTTCTTCAAGTCTTGGAATTTTTCTTCTGTAACAATCGGAGAAGTTGAAGTTGTATCGCCTGCAACAGCAACACCAGCAGCAGTGATGCCCAGCAGAGCATTACCCTGACGCAGGAATAGCCCATTTCCAGCACTTAACTGTGAAGTCCCATCCTCAGTGAATTTAACACCTTGGATGAATGTAACATCACCAGTGTAAGTACCACCTGTGATTGGAACAGCACCAGCTTGCGCAGCAGTCACACCGTGAGGGTTATTCTTATCACTGGCATGAGTAAGAACAAGGGCACGATACTGAGCAAAGATTGCGTCAGTTTCATCTTTGTTATATGCATTCAATCTGCCAGCAGTGAGCTGGTGAGGGTTGCCTGTTATATCAGCAATGTGCGCATTGATTGCAGCAGTGATTGAATCATAAGATGCACGAGAGATTTGGATTGAACTCGCAACCCAATGGGCTGAGTTTGTAGATGGAGCTTTATCTTTGTCTGGAGCACCAACAGAAGAAATATAAATCTTCTTATCAAGCTCGTCCCAAACAACTGAACCCAAACCGTACGTTACATCCGAACCCCACTCCGCAATCCCACGTTCTGCAATCGCCAGAAGAGTTGTATCAATTTTGTATTGAAGATAATTCAATACTTGATAAGTTGGAATTTCAGAAATCCAACCTTGGATGTATTTAGCATCCCCAGGGTCTCGGCGCAAGTTCGCATTAGAGCTTGCCCAAATCCTGTTTAACTTTGGTCTTAATGCCATTATTTCACCAACATTGATTTCTGATAAACTGACAGCATTGGGTAGATAACTATGCTGTGGAATTCAGTTACGCCAGTTAAACCAAGTGCAGTACAAATATCTGCAAGCGAGGTATTGAGCCAAGCCATGCCAGTTCCATAATCAGTAACTGTCACAGTCTTGGTGGCGCCAGCATAAGTAATTGCAACCACAGTGGTTGGAAGTGTGGTGTTAATAAGATTGTTAACCGCCGTGTTATTTCCAGTAATAGTAAGCCCACGACCAGTAACAAACACAGGGTCAACGGTTGTATCAACAGACCACTTACCGACTCCCTCCAAATCACTAATGCTGTCCACAAGGTGCATTGAAGCAAGTGGAACAGGAAGAGCAAACACAAAGCCAGCGCGCATCTGCATGTCTGGGTAGTTTGCTTCAGTCATAATTAGGGAGTCAGGGTGACTTGCTCTCAGGTAGAAAGAATTTCCTGTAGCATCAACTGAAATGGTTGAAGTTCCAACTGTCAGTTCAGTTTTACCTGTGCCCTGATTAAATCGGATGTAACCACTTCCATTCAGGAGTTTGCTTAGGAAGCCCACCTTACCCGTAAACTTACCACCAGCAGTTGGAAGAGTTCCAAGCTGTGCAGGAGTTTCGTTATGAGCAACCACATCGACTCTTGCCTTGTGGTACACAATTGTCTTCGGGTCTGTAGGGGAACCAAATGCATCATCAACAGCAGGCTTTTCATATCCACCACCAATTAATCCACCAATTGTGTCGTGGTGCGGATTGTCTGCCGAAAGATGATTGAGGATTAATGCGTTCAGTGCATTGATAAGATTGTTATAATCAGGGAAGCTAATGCTGAGAATTTCTTTCTCAACACCACCCTCAATCTTGTACCACTTGCCAGCTTTGGCATAAACAGCACCTTCTGGATAGGTTACTGTAGAATCAAACTCCACAATACCTTTTACAATTCTCTCAATGATTTTATCATCGGAGATTTGACTCAGGAAGTTTTGCCATTCTTCTGGCGGCTTTTCAGACTTCCAGCCAACATCAGCATATCGGTCTGCGATATATGACGGGTGGGTTGTATCCAAATCAGGGTCTTTAGCTGTACCGCCAGAAGCCCAAGGAGTCGGATATTTTAATCTATTGGTCATAGTTTCTCCGGTGGATAAACGTTAGAAACATAGACGAGCGAGATTGGACCAGCATCATCTTTCAATGTAATGCTAATGCCAACAGGTTTAAAATCTGGCAGCATGTATGCCATTAAAACCTTCTCAGCAACCGACAACTTACCATGAACAATGAAGTCCATTTTCTGGCGACCTTCTTTAATCTCCAAGTCGATTTCACGACCGAGAACCAAATCAACATAAGTGATAAGTTGTTCGATGTTGCAGTTGCCAACAATTTTAATAATGCGAGCACGGATAGCATTCTTCAACTGAGCATCTGTACGAACAAAGTCGCCAGATTCTTTATCACCATCAGAACGAAGAATGCCACCTACACTTGGGTCATTATCATCACCAGCAGGATAAGCACCTGGGTTTGTGAAGAAGCCAAAGAAGCCTAAACTTGCAGCGCCATAAATTGTACGACTTGCACCGACTAGGTACGCAATATCATCAACCATGACGCCGAAGGAATCGGCCAGATAGCGATACTTTACAGAATCACTCATTGCTTGTTTGACTTCTGCAAATTCATCAATGAAGCACTTAATGTACTTCTGCAAATTTGTGGACTGCTTATACTGACTTAGCAGCAAGTCCAAGCCATGTCTTCCGGCCATGTTATTCCTTATGGAGTTGTAGTTACGTCAGTGAACACCATGTTTGCCAACGTACCGTGAGCTTGCTTGTCAATATCAATTTCGATTGTTGTGTTGCCAGTTGGATTGGCAGCAGTACCAATGTACAGTGAATCAATTTCAACACCATTGACAGCAGACATTAACGGTCCAAACAGATAAGACCAAACAACAGGGTCGCCTGGCTGTAAGCTATTGAGATAGTCAACAGCAGCTTGCTGCAATGTTAGGGTGGTATCGTTTGAGGAAACGTTTGAACCAGCACGACGTTTAAAAGTACCCTTGACGAAAATCTCTTGTCCAGTTGGACGACTGAATTTAACCGTGTGAGGATAACCTTTACTATCTTTGATTGTGATTGATTCAGTACCAAATGTTGGAACACCGCCAGTCTTAGCACCATAGATGCGACGAGCAATGTCATTCTTTGTACCGCCTTCAATTACAACATAGACAGTACCTGCTGGCTGAGAGCCAATAGCAGCGCCGGTATCATTATCACGAATACGAATGTAATTAAGATTAAGGTCAGCGAGTGCGGCGTAAATAGCTTCAACCGTTGCTGAACCCGAGACCGCAGTTGTTTTATCGCGGCGAGCACGAAGAGCTGGGTCTTCTTCATAAGTGATACCAGTTTGACCTTCATCTGGATTGTTAACTGAATCCCAACCAGATATTGCTGAAGCTGGGTCAATCTTATTAATTGTGTTTGGTGCAACATAATATGCACCGGGAGTGTTGGCCTTAACCGTCACATCGCCAGGAATTTCAACATCCGTTTGAGTGGTGAACTTCATTGTTCCATCAGTTACAATAGAACCTGCTGGTACGACAGTACCTGATGCACCAGCACAAAGAACAGTGACAGCAGTAGGCTCATTAACATAACGAGTCGTGTTTGAAAGTTCACAGATGTTGTCCAATCCAACGCCCTGCATTGCGCCTGGGCGATATGCGTTGAAAACAAGTTCTGCCTGATTCCAGCATGAATCAACTTCATCAGCAACAATACCGATAACTTGACCATCTGGCGATTCAGGACTTATATCAAACGTTGAACCAAACTCACCTGTGAATTTACTATTCAACGAATCAATAATTGCAGACAAAGGTTTGCGGACAAATCCTTTATCCGTTACACCGTACTGGATGCTTGCCATGAAACGAATTCCGATATGTCGCCATAAATAGAAATGGCTGTGAAAGTTATCCCAAGTTCACGGGTACGGTAATCGGGGTCGATACTTAAATCAATAAGCTGACGAACACCATTAGTGCCCCGAATGATATTTGCCACAGCAGCTTGAATATCAGCAGCTCGAACTTGTTTAGTGAAGATTGCATCGAACCACGGAAGGCCAAGATTAACGTTCTGGTCCCATTCACCTAGGATGGTTAGCAACCGGCACTTTACAAGTTGGGCCACTTGCGCAGCCCCTGTAACTCGAACAGCACCACGACCAATGATAATGTCGTGGCCTACTTCATCTAACTTTAAATTCTTAGACATATTAAGCCTTCATTGGTCCAACATCACCACCTTCAGGGTTAGTGTGTTTGTGTGTGTTAACTGCAATGCCGTTCAGAGTGAATGTACCAGTCTGATTGGTATCGCCGACGATTTGGAAGTTACCTGTAATCTTCGATGTTCCGCCACCTGGCAGAGAACCGGACACGTCCATACCTCCCAACACGGTGAGGGATTTAGTAACAGTCGTGTCTCCATCCAATGTAATCTTCGGTGCCTTAACAGACGCTTCTGATGTAACTTCGATTTCAATTTTACTATCCTTCGTAATTACAATCTTCGCTGCACCAGTGATGATTTCAACTTTACCATCACTGTGCATTGTCAGTCTTTGACTTCTGTTTGCATTTCGAAGTTCGGTAACATCACCCGCAAAGGCATTGATTGCTTTTGGAATTGGTTGGTTCCCAATGGTACAAACGGCAGCGTTATGAGAAAACAACTGGCCAAATGCAGGAGCCGGACGTCCGTCAATTAATCCTGCACTATCTTTGTTTTCGGCCAACCAATGGTCGATTCCTCGTTGTGAGAAATGGACATAGCATGGCGTACCATCAGGAACCGGATGCGTTAAACTCCAACCACCACCTTGGATGAATTGCACTGGAACTTGTTGCAGCCTTTCCTTTGGCTTGATTGTGTATGCTTCAGCATAACCAGTAAACAAGTTTTCAATAGCAAGTTGAACATCACAAGTTTGTGTGGCTGGGTCAAAGTTGTAGATATGCCCCGGATAACTTGTGTTGATATCTGGAGCTTTCTGATTGTTGTTATGACTCGACACGTTCTAACACACTCTCGTCAATGATGAACATGTATAGCTGTCGCCAACTTGTTACATCGGTTATTGGGAATGAGGTGTTCGTGGCATACATGTTTGGCAGCGGAGTTTTATATTGACGGAGTATGTCAATACCGCTTCGAATTGGAATGCCATAAATAACATCAGTCGCACCCCAAGATAAATCAAACATGTAGCAGTTCATTGCCTCATTAAGATACAATGCTGACATCTTCACGGTGACACCACCGAATTCAAATGTTACATCTTTCTTAATGTCGTAAGGAACAGTCTTCACATATCCATCTGGCAGAAGTGTGGCAATCTCTTTTAGAGCTTGGCGTTCGTCACGAATCATAACAGACGGCCCTTAACAGAAGACAGTGGGGAAGAAAGTTTGGACAGCTTATCTTTCAGGTTGGATAACTGTTTTGTTGGAGCATCACCAATAGAACCAAGTCCAGGAAGTGGAACTCCACCAAGAACACCAATGCCCAAACTTTGAGCCATTTTGGCGAACTCAGAATAATCAGACATTGATTCCATTGCCTTACGAGCTTGAGTTGCCAAATCATCATCACCAATAACTTGCAGCTCTTCCAGAGTTATCTCAATGGATAGCATTGCACTTGTATTCTTATCATGCTTTGTCTTCAAAGAAGTCACAACACAATTCAAATACGGGCCAAGTATTGTTGAAATAAACAACTTCTGTCCAGTTGTCCTGAACGTATTGAAAAGATTATAAGTCGATTGGATACGGTCAGATGTTTCAAATGCTGAGGCAATGCCACCAGCAAGTCCACCAACAATTGGGATAATCGGGTTATTGAAGATTGCACCAGCAGCAACAGATAAGCCCTGAACTGATGCAGTCCAGATTGCAGCATTCTGCATATTGACGGCAACTGCTGAAAGTTTGAGAACGCGGTTGCGGTTAATTACATGGTCACTGACTAAGAAGCCAGAACTCACAGGGAATGAAGTAACAACAGATTCAGCATCGTGCTCTTCACTAACCATCGCATCAAACTTGAAGGAGTTAAAACTCTCAGGAATATCTGAAGTAACCAAAGACTCAAGAGATTTCGCAGCACCGCCAAAGATACCAGTAGAATCTTCAACTTGTGGAGCAGGCCCATTAGACCACATGATAACAGATGGATGTGGGCCGTAATGGAATTTCGACAGCTTACTTCCAATGCTGCCGACAAAATCATTATCAATAATTGACATTAAAACGACTCCATAGCCATTCCACTATTTGCATAGATATTTTGCCAAGCGGCTTCCCTTCCACCCATTGCAGTATTACCACCAATCAATGCCACGAGGGATGTTTGGAAATCTACTGTATGGGTTGAGCCGTGATGGATAACATCCATGATGAAATACTTATCTTCCATTGCCCAACGGAAAACGGATTGGTCAGTGTTTAAAACAATGCCGTCTCCATTCACCGAGGTAACACCGTTGGCAAGAAGTTCTTCACCCAGCAGTGGAGATACATCAAGAATCATTCCTGGCTGTATGGATGGGTTGAGGAAAGTATTTAGATTGTACGTACAGATGCCAGCAACCGGATTCCCAATTACAGCATTAGCATCCAGCTTGATTGGTTCCCTGTCTTTAGACATTCGGTCTACCGCATCTTTATCACCAAATGAATCGGGGAAGATTTGAATCTCACCTGTGGTCATGGTGTACATGAGGTTGTACTCGCCGAGCAAGTCTTTAAACTCATTCAGGAATACGTCATGGAATACTCTTCCACGAGGTAATACTTGTTGCAGTGTTGAATCTGGCACACCATAAAGTGAGATAGTGCCGAAGCCATATTCTTTACACATTTGCTGGATTGCATCAATCAGCTTTGTCTTCGGAGCAATTGACGTCATTTGTTTGAAGTCAGTCGATGCACCATATGCTTTGGAGATACAGAACAATTGTGTTACATGTTCTGGCGGCCTACGGAATCCAACAGCATTTGTAATAAGACCGGAGAAGATTGTTGGAAGAGTTTTGGTTATTTCAATTCGATTGTTTTCTGGATTTGTGCTCGAATATCTCTGCACTCCACCATAGCCACCAACCCTATTATCTTCTTCATAACCTGCACGAATTTCAATATACAAATCGCCGTAGTTCTTATTCTGCAAGAATTTAACTTCTGGCAGACTTAAGTTGAACAACGTGATTGTAGCTGTATCGGCAGGCCACCCAACCGTCGACCGAACTTCAAAGTCAATTCGATGTTTGGTGAAGATTGTTTTCTTACTCGGGTCGTCTTTCCGAGTTACAATTATTTCTACCTTACGATACCACGGCATCTTATTTATCCATTGAAATTAGTACACAATCAACTAGAGCCGGAGTTGCCTCCGGCCTCAATTAACGACGCTGCATTGCACCATTACCAACGTTGACTTGTTGAGTAACGGTTTGTCCATTGTTGGCGCTAACAGTTGCAGTTGCTTGCTGGTTATTAACTTTGGCGTTAATGTTTACGTTGATGTTTGTCGGGCCAGCTTGACCATAAGACATTCCACCACGCGTAAATGTTCCAGCACCTTGTTGCACTTCCTGATGTGCAGAAGCCCATTGGTCATATCTTGCGACACGAGTTTGAGCTTGCTGTGGCATATGAGTCAGCCAGTCAGCACCAAAGTTCTTCACCGCATTGTCAACAGTTCCCGGACCATCAGTATAAGCAGCCATTGCTTTACGAGGGTCGCCGTAACGTTGCAACATTGCATCATAGTAATCACGGCCTACACGAGCAGCTTCTTCAGGAGAGTTGTTTTGTGCAGGACGAACACCAAAGCCAGGGTCTTTACGAGTTCCAGAAAGAACTTGCATTGAACCATAAGCAGATGATGATGTACTTTGAGCATTAGGGTCGCCGCCAGATTCTTCACCCATGATGAAGTCATAGACAGTGCGAGCACCAGACGCAACACTACTTACTCCAGACCGAGCTAAGTCATAGACAGTGCGAGCACCAGACGCAACACTACTTACTCCAGACCGAGCTTCAATGATTGCATTCGTTGCACCAGCCATAACCGGAGCACCTTGCGACACAGCCATTTGAAGTGCATTTTGTGCCACGTTGAGGTTAGCACGATTCGCCTGTAGCACGTCATTAGCCGCAATACCTTCGGCATATGATGATTCACGTCCGGCCTGAACGGTCGCTGTGGCGGCGTCCTGCGCGTAATCCGAGCGGTTGACTGCACGAGCCATTCCGTCAAGACCAGCCATTTGCATAGCGCCAGCGATTCGGGCCTGTGACCAGCCGCGTTCCGCACCACGTTGACGGGCAATAGCCGCCAGCCTCACAGGGTCGCCCTCTGCTGAACGAATGTCGCCAATCGTTAGTAGTCCACGGGTTCCCTGAACGATGCGCACAGCGGCGCTAGGGTCGCCATTTAGCAGGGTGTTATAGACACTATGTGTCGTTTGATTCAATCGGCTAGCTTGAGACTCATTGAGTCCAAGTTGCTGCATACCGAGATTCATTGCTGAATATTCGTTAGGATTATTCAGACCTGCATCTTCAGCTTGCCCGATAAAGTCATTGATGTTATCAGCAACTTCATTGCCAATTGAAACAGCACCAATTGCAGCAGCAGCAGCCATGCCCCAAGGAGTTCGGGTAAGTGCAGTCATTGCACCAGATGTTGCTGAGCTAATTGTACCGCCAGCTAATCCACGAACAAAGTCACCACCAGCCGTACCACCAGTAAACCAATTACGACCACCACCGCCACCATCACCTCTGCCACCACTACCGCCAAGAGCATCATCAATCCGACTTCTTGACCAACCACGAGGATTTCCTAAATCATCAAAGTCTGCATCTTCCATTGACGGTTGACCAGCACGGCGTTGTCTATTCTCTTCCTGTGCTGCAAGAATACCTTGCTTAACAGACTGAGCCATGACATCCGTACCAGCAGTTTGACCATCGGCAGTTGCAGGATATTGTGGAGTGTAGTGAATGAAGTTTGGTTGATAATCATTATACTGAGATTCAGTACGAGATTGCTCATAGG